CTGAACTGTTGAAACACAAAAAGTCAACCATTCTTTGCGTGTAAAACATAGCTTGCGAACGCGCTTGATCGCGGTAGTTTTGTAAGTCTGTTTGGCTGATAGGTGTAGTGTCTTCGCTTGTTCTAATCACCAAACTTCCGTTGTCCGTTTTAACGTATAAATGCGGAAGCATTTCATACATAGACCACCACATTATCATTCGACGCAAGTAATCGTCAAGAAGGGTCTCGTATGCGCCCGTAATATCGTCGTTTACAACGTCTTCTTTAATCTTATTGTAAAGGTCAGTTCCTAAATACAATTGTGCGTACTTGTCTTGCGACAAATAAATTGCAGGGTACATAAGCAACGGATCAACTGAACCGTTAATCCAAGTGTATTTCTTTATGTAATTCTCGTCAATGAGTAGAACTTCGGGTTGTAGTGCCATTGTAGTTTTTATTTATATTTTAATGATGCTCTATTCGGCATATCGTTAGGACGTACCGCTTCTTCGCCTTTTGGGAATAGTTCGTTTGCAACAGCACCTGTTACAACTTTGTCGTTCTTCAATCCGTCGTTTGGAAGGAAGCGACCGCCCTCTCTTTTGCGTACAAATACTTTTCTGAACCAAGCGTGGCGGCAGTAGACTCCGCCCTTAAAAATGAACAAATTATATGAACTTTGCCCTTGTGGCGCGAACTCTCCGTTTACACCTGCGTCGCTCATATCTTGAATGTCTTCGTAACGAAACAACGCACCCATTTTTGAAAGTGCAACCATTTCTTGACAAAAATCACGCGTTACAATTTCTCCGTCTTTATATGTAAAATTCTTTGAATAGTAGTAACGTACTTTGTAAAGTCCTGTGTCTAATGTATCTCTTTGGTCGGGGTTTGAATAACCGCGAACACTCATAAACTCAGTACGATAATTTTCTTCGGCTTCTGGGTTGGTTACTTCTTCGTCAGAAAGCAATTGCCATTCTTCTTCGTTGATGTACTCAGCCTTTTCGCGTAAGTGCGCCAACCAAGCGTCGCCTTGTTCCTTGCTTATCTTATTTTCAGCAACCGCAACTACTTTTTTTTTTAATTCGATTGATTGTGTTGTTGGTTCAACAACTACCGCAACGTCGTCAAAAACGTTGTTCATTTCAATCTTCAAATCACTTCCAAGAATAGGTGCAAAAGTATTTGTTATGATTCTTTGATATGGCTTGATAACTTGGTTGTTGAATATCTCTAAACCAACCAACATTTCGTCTTTGTTAGAACCGAAGCCTGTTGTATCTCTAATCCCGTGAATCAATGGTGACACAACGCGGTGTCCAACCATTATTTGCTTCGCCGTTTCTTCGCTTAAAAACTGATATTGTTTGTCAGCATCTGAAAGAGGGAACGCTTGAATATCTGGAGTACGTGCAGGATCTTCGTTGAATGTCATCAAGAACTTTCCTGCGTTACTTGCACCGCTCAATCTTTCTTCCCACTCACGACGAATAGCCTCGCGTTCTTCTTTCTGCGGTATGCCGTTTAAGAAGTTAATGATGAATGAAGGAAATAATCCGTTTAAGATGTTGTTGACGTGGTACATTCCCATTTGATGAGAAAGTTCAATGTAGTTCAACGCACCGAAGTAGTCGGGTTTTGGATAGTACGAACTTCCAGCCATCATTCCGTGAGCGTAAATAACTTGACGTGGTTGTTCTTGCGCCTGTGAAGGATTGAACGCGGGAATAAATTCGGGTTTACCTTTCTTGCTTCGTGAGTTTCTCCAGTCTTTCGAATACCAAATCCCTGTTATTTCTTCTTCTTCTTTGTCGTAAGCAAGACGACAGTTCTCAAAAGGCAAGTGGTTAATCTTTACAACGCGTGTGAAGTCCATTGACCAAATAACCTCTGCAACAAAAGCACCTTGTAGTTTTAAGTCAAACGCGATACCTTGCAAAGCACTATCGAGAATCGTTCCTGTTCCTTGTCCTTTAATCATAAACGCAATTGAGTTTGTCAACGCGTTGTGAATTGGTGAATTGTAGTAAAGGTTGATTAAGTATTGAGGGTATAAATTATCGTTTCCGTAATCAATCCAACCGCTACGATTTTCTTTCTCGATTGCTTCGGTAGGGATGTAACGACTTAATGCTATTTGCTGAATGTTGCTCATTATGCGCCTGTATATATTACATCGACAGGAATTGTCGGTGTTGAAACGTCAAAGTAAATTGTTCCGTTTGATAGTATCATTGAACCACGTTCAACCAAACCAACAACGGAAGCATCTGTTGGATCTAAATTGCTGTTGCTGTTTTGTCCGTACACATCGTACTTGTACTTTCCAGCGTCAGTTAGACCAACTGTTGTTAAACGAATCTTTGTGACACGTTCGTTCTCTGTGATTACGGTAACGACTTGTGCGAGTTGTTCGCCTGTCATTTCGTAAGTTAAAACAAGAAGGTAATTTGTGAACGCAACGTTGAAATACTGACGACCTTCATCGAGTGAAAGCCAAGCATCTTGATTCGCTGTATTTGTGTTCAAATAAACCATTCTATCTTTTTATTTGTTTGATGAAATTACAACACGTAGGGACGCGTTGTCCCTATGTGTGTAAAAGTTTTTTGATTAGTCAAGGATTGACAAAGGAGTACCGCTCAATTTGTACGCTCTCTTTGGAGTTTCGTGTACAAATGCAAGTGTGTATCCGTTCATATCACCTAACGCTGTTCCTGTTCCCGCAGTAGAAGTAGAAAGGTCTGCTCCATACTCGTAACCAACAGCCCACCAGTTGTCGTTTGAATCGTTAACGAAAATCATTGGACGAGCCTGTGCAACTGTTTGCAATTCCAAACGCTTTGCGCTTGAAAGTTTCTGCAACATTACATTCACAGTCTGCGTGTAGAATACTGTTCCGTTGTCTCGGTTAAAGTTGATTGTTTCTTCGAACGATCCTGTTTGCGTTGGTAGTTCGTAAGTGAACAAATCACCTGCAACTGGACCTACGATAGCAGTAACGATTTCGTTTGCGTCTAAAGTCAACGAAGTAACCGTGTCGCAAAGAATAATTTTTTTAATTCCACCGATGCCGTCTTTGCAATCGAGTGTAAATCCTGTACTTAATTCACAAGCCATATTATTAATTTTTTATTAGCACAAAAGAGGAGCGGTGTTTAAGCCGCTACCTCTATTCGTGCAAGGGTTAGAATGGTTGAGATTATGCAGTGTATTGGTAGAACGCGATTTCGTCACCGAAGCCGTATTGTACACCTGCGAAGAAAGAAGCTGCGAAACGTACGTTGTCAGACAAATCTTTGTCGTACATATCCAAAACTGCTACGCTGTTCCATTGGTCAAGAAGGTTAGTACCGAACCAAAGGTTGCTCTTTTGGAACATAGCCATTGTATCGTCAGACATACCAGGACACTCGATGATGTCATACTGACCCTGCCAAGTCATCTTAACAGTTTCACCTTGATAAAGGTAGCTTCCACCACCAAGACCAAGAATTGCAGTTCTGAACGCTTCAGCAACGTTTGAAGATACAGCGATAACAGGCTTTTCAGTAGCACGACGAACGCGTGTTGGTAAAGTCAATACTAAGCGAGCCATTTCTTCGATTACGTTTGCAGAAGTGATAGCTTCTGGAGTAGCAACGTCAAGAACAGCAGAGTCAGCTAAGAACAAAGTCTCGAAACCTGCGTACTCACCTGCAGTAGCGTTAACACCTTGCCACATAACAACCTCGTTGTTTGCTGCAACACCTGCCATAACGTTAGCAATGATTGCGTCAGTTAATGAAGCGTGAAGGTTTCCGTCTTGTTCTTCTTTTGCAGACCAATCCGATAAAAACGTATTTTTGCACAATTGTCTGTGAACTTGGAATTTTTCCAAAGTCAAGATACGCTCAGTTAATGTAACTGTTCCTGTTGGAGTAAAGTCACAAGTAGCGTTTGCAAAAGTGATGTTGTCAACTAAGCGACGAACAACTTGTTTGTACTCGATGTTTTCTTTGAAAGTAACCGCAGCCAAAGACTCGTTACTTAAGAACGCAGCGCGGATATATCCTGCTGCTTCACGACCTGCGTAGGTTGTGGTTAATGAAGTGGTAGTAGCCATTTTTTATTGTTTGTTTTTTTTATTTGTTTAGATGAAATAAGAAGCGTTCCTCAGCCGACATTCTGTTGTATGGCTTTGAAGGTGCGCTTTGTTTGTTTTGTTTAACTTCTTTGATTGATTGAACCGCAGGTTGTGCGCTCAACTTCTCTACGTTTGAAGAAAGTTCTGCGTTTGCCTTTTTCATTTCAGCAAGTTCAGATTCTAACTTTGCAACCAAAGACAAAAGACCTTCAACTTCAGCGTTGAAAGTTTCCTCAGCAACAACCTCTGTCGCTTGTTCTTCTTCGATTACAACTTCAACCTCTGGAGCTTCTTCTTCCATTGGTTTCAATTCGGTAACAACACCGTCAGCAACAACAACAACAACTGATTCAGCGGTCTTGTATTCTCCGTCCATAACAGCAACCTCGTTGCCTTCTGCGTCTTTGGTGAATACACGAACACCAGCAGCCCAAGCGTCGCTATCTGTGTAGATGCTTGTTCCGTCCTCTAAGATTGCCTCAACCATTTGTTTTACCTCAACTACTTCTTCAGCAGAGAGAGAAACATTATGCTTGGCAAATAGAGCGTTTACTTTTTCGCGTAAGTTCATAAATGTGTTTATTAATAATTTAGTTCCTAAATAGAAAAGAATGTACATTTGTTTCATAATTGATTCTTTTCATAGTTTCTTTTTGATTTTAGGTTTGGCGAGGGGAGTGATTACCCCTCGTTTTTTTTATCCTAAAGAATCAAGAATATTATTCAGTATCTTCATCTCGTCTTCGCTCAACCCATACGTCTTGAACCCCATTTTACCGCCCTCGTTTGTTATCTTCGTGAGCGCGTTTAGAAACAGGTTTGCGTCGTCGTTGAATAGTTCCAACTTTAAGAAACCCCCTGCTTCGATGTTCATCTATTCGCCTTTCAAAAGTTCGTTTAATTCTTCAAGAATGGCGGCAAATTCTTCGTGTGCGCTCATATACATTTCTTTCTCGGCAATGAAGTTTCCTTCGATTGAGAATCCAAGAACTTCTTTGTTTTGAATCTGTTTCTTCACTTCTTCATTCTCCACTTTCATGCAACCGAACCAAGTTCCTTCTGGAAGGTCAAAGCCAAAGTTCTTCGACTTGTCGTTTTCGCCTTCGATTATCCACGTCTCAACAAGACTAACTCCGTCAACAACTTTCGCGTGTTCAACTGTTGCGTTGTTTTGGTTGGCTTGTTTTAAGTAATTGTAAGCAATTGCTCTGATTGTGTCTTTCGAATACTTAACGTAGTATTCCTCATTCGTTTCGTCGTTGCGTCTGTAAATCAGTTGGTCGGGAATCAATAGAGCGCCGTATAAAAGACCTCTAAAATCTTCTTTGAACTTCACGTTGTGTTGTTCGCTTAACGCTACGAAATCGACACCTATTGCAGGTTCTTCGACTACGCTGATAGCATACACTCCGAGCAAACCTGCGTCGTCGATGCCGTACTCAATAACTTTAATTTTTTTGTTCATTGTTTTATTTTTTAGCCACCAAGACGCGCTTG